TTCACCTGTTTTTTCATCCATTAATGGAGTACGTTTCATTGTTGAAATCGTTTGTTGCATGAAGTTTTCTACTTCATTAGGTGGAATAGAACCAACATTAATATAGAATATACGTCTATCTGGGCTACGAGAAATTCTATGAATTAACATAGCATCTTCCATTAGTGTGTATTGTTTAAAGATACGACGAGCTGGTTCTATATATGAACGACCATAAGGAAGATAATTAACATCTGTTAATAATCTAAAGTGAGCCATTTCGTAATTATCAAAATAAATACTTTGACCATCATCTTGGTCTTTATTGTATGTGTTAGGTACACCATAATATCCAGATCCACCACCATAAACACCTTCAGGTGAATATCTAAATCTTATTGAATTTGGGTGTTCTGGGTCATATGCCTCTTGTCTTTCAATATGGTATGCTGTATAAGGGATTACATTATATACCCCAAATTTTTCAGCTATTTCCATTTTTAAGAAAAAATCACCATATTTACACATCTGTCTAATCCATGACCATAGATTAAATTCAACATTTAATACATCATAAAATAGATTATATAATATTTGTTGGACATTATCATCACTACTTCTAATTTGAAGTACTTCACCCATATCATTTTTTAATGTACTTTCATCAGCAATAATATCTAAAGCAGAAGCAATAATAGCATCATTATCCATTACATCATAGTCGGAATAAACCATAGTACGTAAATACTGGTAGTTTACATTTAATTGGGAACCAAATAAAGAGGTTGATGCGGGTGAATAGAGACGATTGTATCTATCCATAATTGAGTTAGTTGCTATATCTCCCGACTTTTGAATGGAGTCAACATCCATTACTTTAAGTTGATTACCTCCCTGATTTCTGATGATAACATCAGTTGAGAATAATCGTTGTAGTCGTGTAAATAATCTAGTATCTGCCATTTTATTTTTTATTATATCGTATAAATATTAGAGAAGCCATTTAATGTCTTCTTTTCCTCCATAAGGATTATCAATTTGGTATGGGTCTTTACCATTTTTAGTTCCATAAGCACCAACATACGAAGTCTTAGCCATACCTCCAAGGGCAGCTCTAGTCATATCGTGAGAATGTTGTTGAAATTTTAGTGATGTATCTCTTAAGTACATTCCTATACCAAAAGCCATTACTAAATCATCATTATATCCTGATTGGGCTTCTGGTCGTCCATTTCTCCAAATGAATACTTTCATTTCTTCTAATAAACGTTTTGAGCGAATAGTTACTGATCTATCACCTACATACTCTCTAAATTTATTTACTACCAATGGCCTTGAGCGCATTGACATTGTAAATCCAGGAGTCATATCACTATTACCTTCAAATACTTTAAGGTAAGCATTTGCTGTTAATTGATCAGATTTAGGTGAATGATATAAATTAGTATAACCACGTTCAATAATTGAATCAATAGCGGCCCAACCAATAGAAGCATTTTCTACTGCCAGTAGAGCATTATTATATTCTGAACCTAATCCTACTAAAAAATAACCAAATTCTTTAGGTGACATCTGTCCCCTATATTCAGCAACTTGTGTATTTGTTTGTATATCAATTACATGAGCTGTTGAGAAATCTTTACCATCCCCTCTAGCTACATCAGCTGTAACCATATATTCTCTAGAATAATCAGCTGGTTCCCAGACCCATAAATTTTGATCAACGCCTCTACGTTCTACAGGATCTTGAATTGTTGTTTCTTTTAGAAATTCAATCCATTCAGAATAAAATACAACATCACCTGAAGTGCTAAAATCACAATCACATTCCTGAGCTGCCATTCTAGGGTCACCTAATAATTCATCTTGTCTATTTCTCCATTCTTGATCACGTTCAGGGTGAACATACCAAGGTAATTTAATTGGAATAAAATCGTTATCCTTATTTTCAGCAGCTACCCATGTTTTATGGAACCAATTACCTGTACCATAAGGTGTAGATAATACAATGGCACCACCACCAGTTGCTAGTGTTTGTTGAGCCGAAGCCCAAATTTCACCAATTTGATCAATAAAAGCAGCCTCATCAATTAATAGTAATGAAACGGCTTCGGATCTACCAGCATCACTACTTGCAGATGTTGCTTTAATTTGTGAACCATTATTTAATCGAAGTGATAATTTGTTATTTTCATCAGCTGGTATTTTAAGCCAAGAAGGTAAGTTATCATACATAAACTTAACCTTAGTAACCATATTACGAGCTGTTTCTTGCTTAGTCGCAATACAAAGAATATTTTTATCCTTTTGGAATAACATCATCCATAATGAATAACCTGCAGATAAAGTAGATATACCTAACTGTCTAGATTTTAATATAATTGAATATGGATTATCTCTAAATAAATGTAATGTTTTTTCTTGAAATGGATATAAATTAAATAATACTCGTCCACGTTGTGGATGTTGAATATTACAGTATTTTTTCATAAAATGAGCTGGGTCTTGAGCGCATTTAAGATACTCTTGTCTTATTATAGCCTTTAAATCTGACATTATTTACCTATTTTCCAATATATACGGCCTGTGTATATTGGAGAGAATTCATTATTTAACCCAATACCAAAACCATATGCATGTCTTTTTTTATCTACAAATAAAAGTTCTCCATTAATATTTTGAATTGCTGTTGGGGTACTACCTACCGAAATACCTCCGAAAAATTCCCTTTGGTAGATGTAAGAAGTATTAGTAACTGTAATTGTTGGGATGAATATGTTGGGTTGAACATCTCTAAATAATATTGAGTTTTTACTTATGGTATCATTTATAACTATATTACCTAATGAATCTAAATCTAACGTATCAGTATACGCGTATGTAGAATAATAATCATTTAATATAAAGGCAGTATCAACATCAACTAAAACAGTATCATGTATAGTAGTGACTTTAGTTCTCCATTTGGGAACATATTGAATTTTTTCTACAACTACAGTATCCCATTCAATTACGGTTTCTGTGATTATTTTAGGCTCAGGAATAGTTTTATTTCCTGAGCAGCTTCTCATGAGAAGAATTATAATTACTAATACTACAATAAGTAGTGATTGTATATTTTTAAAGAAGTCCTTCAAGTTCTTTTTTAATTTTAGTTAATTCTTTTAATCTTTTAAGCAATGTTTCTTTTTCAACACCTTCTGCTTTTTTATATTGATTAACTACTGTTTTCATTTCTTTAGTATTATCGGCTAATTTAGTTGCTATTTTAGACACCGAATCTTTTGATGATGATTTTACATCTTTAGCCGATGGTTCATTTTCATCGTCATCTTCTCTAATACTAAGACTATCTAAAGCATCCATGGTACCTTCAAAACCAGGAATATCAACAGGTTTATCAAATTCTCTTTGCTTTAATGCTGCCTGGATAGCGAATACAGCATCTTGCTCTCCATATCCGTATCTTTTAGCCATTGCTTTAATAAAGCGATCTACTGCTTTTATTACTTCAGGGTTAAGACTTTCATTCATTGAATCTAACTGCTTATTTAGTTGTATTGTTTTTTCCTTTTCAGCGTTTAAATCTTCTTGAGTCTCAACATCTTTAGGAGTTGCTTTTTCTTCTTCTTCAGATAAAACTTCAACTATTTCGTTTTTAATGTATTCTTTAAATTCGGATTTTTTCATCAGTAATATGTTTTTGTTATAAATATATTAAAGACCTATATAGTTGACCATTTGGTATATTCTATCTTCTGTGCTGCCTTCCAATGTATGTAACTTTTTAATTCTATGATTATATTTAGTTAACAAAGTGTTAATTGATCTATCAATTACAACTCTATAATTAGCATCAGTTTCTCGAACACCATTATCTTCAATTTCTACACCTTCAGGAGATACATAAAATATATAATCATATTCCCTAACTAAATTAGCAGCTAACGTTTCAAAATCTTCTTTATCGTAAATGTCCATTGAAGTAGAACAATTAGCAAACGCCATAACATCAATTACAGTTCTATCTGTAATGATATTTTCTACCATTAATTCACTTGATCTCTCAGCTAAAAATACACATTGACCCTTTAATGTAGAGTCAGTATTTAATGGAATACCTTGAGACATTAATTCCTTAGAACGTTCAGTTCTAAAGTTATAACCTTTAAAATAATCTAGCTCCTTAAGAGCATTTACAAGTGTAGTTTTTCCTACACTCATTGTACCACATAATCCTATTTTCATAACTTATAATTTAATTAGAGAATCTTTCATTTCCAAGCATATATTGAAGAACTGATTCAGGAATACCTGAATGTGTAAATTGTTCTAATTTAGCTAATGCTTGGGTTACATCTTGGGCTATAATAGGAATATTTTTAATATTACCTTTATCAGTGTATGTACACTCATATATTAGGTTATTTTTTACTTTAGATGTTCCTATTAATTTAATTTCTAACACAGCAATATCTCTTCCCATATCCTGGATAGATTTTATTAACTCACTGTTTTCTTTTTTATACTTTTTTTTAATCATAACTAAACTTGTGATGCACCTGGTTTAACTCTATAACTATCATAATCAAAATGTTGTGTTGATACTTCAAATATAGTAGCACCTTCTGTAAGAGCTAACATTTGATGTGGTTGTCCTGGCATTAAATGGATACAATCGCCTTCTTCAACTGTCATTTCTTTTTCAGTTGCTGTTTCAGTATCAATAAATTTATATAAAAATCTACCTTTTGAAATATACCATGCTTCATCTTTTTGTAGATGAAAATGCATAGAAAACTGTTTATCTTTTTTAAATACTAATAATTTACCACAATAAAGTTCATTATTAATAATCCATAATTCATGACCCCATGCTTTTTCATGACGTTCACCTTCGTATGGTTGGGCTTCTATTGTTAAATCTCTCATTAATTTCTATTTTCTCCTGCTCTACCTTTTGATGTTTTGTACCAAGGTAATCCTTCTCTTTCTTGCATTAACTCAGAATATTCTTCAGAAGTATATTCATTACCATTTAAGAAATAAGATTTTCTAAATTCACTATCTTTACTATGTGGAATAATTGCAGGCCCATCCCATTTATGATGTTTCCATGTTGATTCACCTTGCATTCTTATTAAATGATGAGTTGCTCCTCTTGAATTAATTGTTTTTTCTTCGTATAATTTTTCTTTTGCCATAACTTATTTTATTTAAAAGTGTTCGTGAAAATCTGGGTATTCTTTATTTTGGGTTAATATATAATCTGCAACATATGTTCCTTGTGCTCCTGATACTGTAATACCTCTTGCACTTAATGCATCACCTACAAAGTGCACATTATTATAATCTGCTAATGCTAATGTATTATAATCAACTAATGGTTCAGGTGATAGATACTTAACTTCAGGTACATATACACCCCAATCATCACCTAATGTTGGGAATACTTTTTTCATATCATCAATAAAATCATCAATGTATTTATAGTAACCTTGAAATGCATCTCTTATTTCATCCATCTCATCAACTGTAACAGCACTTACATCTATACCTTCAGATGTTGTTGATGGTTTGCGAGTTGGACTATAATACAATCCAGTACCATCTTTATTTACTTTCTTTACTAAATCCCTAGACCAATCAAATGGTTTCTCAATACCTGGTATTTCCATTAGGATACCAAAATTGGTCATGTCATTTCTAAATGCTTCATCTTTTTTAGCATGCCCGTTGTAGCTATGATTTCCATACGTTTCTTCAACGGCAACGTATGCTGCATTGTTGTTTGTACAGAAAGAACGTAGTGATACTCCTTCATCAAATTTTCTATATAATTTAAAATCATAACTAATATCAATTAGTTTCTGAAAGTGTTTTTGTGGTGCCTCAAATCGAACACCAATTTGTACTGGTTTTGGTTCAGTAGGTAATTTATAATCTGTAGCTAATTGTTTACCAAAGTCAATACCTGATTTACCTACAGCAAACATTAGACGATCGTAATTAATAGGCCAATTTTTAGGATTGATAAATGACTCTTCTTCTCCTATGAATATTTCTTGTTGGTCAAAATCAATTGAAGTTACTTTAGTTTCCCAAACAAACTCAACACCGTGATTAACTAAGAAATCATACCAATTTTTACCTATTTCATGTAAATAATCAGTACCAACGTGCCATACTGGAAATAATCTCAATCCAAAATATGGTTTAATAAAATCTGGTTCTGCTTGAGGATCTGAACATTGTACTTCCTCTGGTTTAGGATGGAAACGTTTAAAGTTG